AGATCCTCATCCAGACGCGCTGGCATGAAGATGACCTCGGCGGGCGACTCTTGGACCGCGAAGGCGGCAGCTGGCATGTGCTCAAGCTCCCTATGGAAGCGGGAGCGAGCGATCCTCTGGGACGAGAGCCCGGGGAAATGCTCTGGCCCGAGTGGTTCAAGCCCGACGAGATAGCGCAGCACAAACTGCGGGATGCTCGAGCCTGGTCAGCCTTGTTCCAACAAGAACCGGCGCCCGAAGAGGGCACTTACTTCAAGCGCGAGTGGTTCAATGACTATCAATCCGTTCCGCCTCATCTCCATCTGTACGGCGCGAGCGATTACGCTGTATCTGAGAGCGGTGGAGACTTCACGGAACACGGTATCTTCGGCCTTGATTTCAATGGCTCACTCTATTGCCTCGACTGGTGGCGCGGGCAAAGAGAGTCGAGCGTTTGGATCGAGGCGCAATGTGATCTTATTGCGCGATATAAGCCGCTCATCTGGTTCGGTGAGGCTGGCCCGATTCAAAAGGCCATCCAGCCCTTCCTCAAAGCCCGAATGCACGAGCGACGCACGCCCTGTCGCCTAGAGTGGTTGCCAAGCATCGTGGATAAGGTGACGAGAGCCCGGGCCATCCAGGCCAAGGCGAGCATGGGCGATGTCTATATGCCCCGATCAGCCCCCTATAAAGCGGACCTGATGAAGCAGCTATTACAGTTTCCCACCGGCAAGTATGACGATGCCGTGGACGTGTTCTCCTTGATTGGACGGGGGCTCGAGCACACGCAAGCACCAGCTATTAAGCGGCAGAGCTTCGTTGCCCCCGGTCCACCAGTGCCCCAAGGCTGGATGTCGTGATCGTAGTTACGGCTAGCCAACGCTCTATGCGCGTATGGGACTGGTATAGGGACGATTACTTCAGGTTCTGGCCCGCCCTTGGTTATGGCCTGAGGCGCGGTATTGGCTCGCTTATCCGGGGCCACTGGCGATGGGCGCGGTTTGAGTTGTCCTATCCGTTTGTCATTCCACTAGCGCATTGGCTGAATAATCGTGGCTGACGACCGCGATGTCCTGGCCAAGGACGACATGGGGATCATTGACGAATGCCGCAGACGCTATCACCTGGCCCAAGAGGCTGAACAGTCAAACAGGGCGGAAGCACTAAATGACCTCAAATTCGCCAACGGAGAACAGTGGGAGCCCTACCTCCGAGACGAGCGATTTAATGATCGCCGGCCTTACCTCACAATCAATCTTACAGACGCGGTTGTTCGTAGAGTCTGTAACGCGTGTCGCGAAAATATCCCCAGAATTAAAATCCATCCTGTCGGAGATGGAGCAGACGTTGAGTCTGCTAAGTTGCGCGATGGAGTCATTCGGCATATCGAAACTAGCTCGGGAGCTGATTACGCCTACGACGTTGCAGTAGAGAACGCAATCAGGGGCGGCTGGGGATGGCTTGGTGTAGATGGGGACTACGTAAGCCACGACAGCTTCGACCAAGAGCTAAAGATCCTCGCTTACCCCAATCCATTCCAGTGCTATGCCGACCCCGGCAGCCGTGCTCCAGACGGTTCGGATATGGAGTGGTTCATTGAGTCGGAGATGATGTCCCGGGTGGAATACCGGGAGAAGTTTGGGGCCGATGATTCCACGTGGAACTTCATGGGCCAGGGCGACAACGTAGCCGACTGGTTGAGCAAGGAAGAGGTGCGGGTTGCCAAGTATTGGCGTGTCGAGCGTAAGGATGACGAGCTCTATCAGCTATCCGATGGCCGCAGCATTCTCAAGAGCAAGTTCAACAAGGCGGCTTTTGCCACTGCTGGCATCGCTGTTATTCGCAAGCGGGCAACCCAGCGACGAGTCGTCAAGTGCTACCTATTGTCCCCTGAGCGCATATTGGAGCGGTCAGAGTGGCCCGGGACATTCATTCCTCGAGTGCCAGTCTACGGGCGCAGGCTCGACGTTAACGGACGAATAGAGCTCAAGGGCATGGTGCGGGATCTCCGCGACGTTGCCCGCATGTACAACTACGCGCAGACCGCAAAGACAGAGGTTTATGCCCTCCAACCCAAGGCGCCATGGCTTATCGCTGAAGGCCAGATGGAGGGTCACGAAGCGGCGTGGCGTGACGCTAATCGAAAGCCGATTGTTGCCATACCTTACAAGCCCGTCCAGAACCCTGACGGGTCGATGGCTCCGCCTCCTGAGCGCCAGATGCCTCCTCAGCCTAATCAGGGTTTTGCTGAGTGGGCTGAGAGCACAAAGAGCGATTTCTTCGCTGTGGCGGGCATGCCGCACGAGCCTGAGCAGGATAAGAAGGGGGAAGTAGTCTCCGGTATCGCACTCAGGAAACGTCAGGGGCTATCGGACATTGCCCACTATGACTTTTACGACAACCTCACCCGCAGCCTGCGCCAGCTGGGCAAGATCCTGCTCGAGTTGATCCCGGTCTATTACGACACGCCAAGGCTACTCAGAATCGTGGCTGAGGATGGCCGACCGGATATGGTTCAGGTCAATCAGCCGCAGATGGACCCGCAGACCATGGCGGTAATGCAGATCAAAAACGATCTGACCAATGGCCGCTATGACGTAACGATTGATACTGGCCCCTCTTACCAGACCAAGCGGGAAGAGTCTGCCGAAGCCCTCCTCGAACTCGTCACGGGCACCGGCAAGATGGGCGAGATGATCGCTACGGCATCTGCCGACAAGGTGATCAGGCAGTTTGACTTTGCCGACGCCGAAGCCATCGCAGACCGTGTATCCAGTCTGATACCTGCTGCGCAGGCTGAGAAACAGCTGGCGAATATGAGCAGTGACCAGTTACGCGCACTGGTCGGCGGGCTACAGGGCCAGGTACAGCAGCTGCAGCACGCGGCAATGGCTCTCGAGCTCGAGGTGAAAGCCAAGCACGGCTTGGAGCAGATCAAGCAGCAGGGCGAGGACGGTCGGGCGCAGCTCAAGGCGCACACCGAACTCACCAAAGAGGCGATGCAGAACCGCCAGTGGGCAGACGACATCCACACCAAGGCTGTCACCCAGCACAACGTTGCGGAAATCGGCGCTGCCGCCCAGATCATCACAAAGGGCATGGAACACGCCCACGAAATGGAGATGGGCATGCGCGAGTTTGAGCATGCTGCTGCCGAATCAGACAAGGAGCTTGGCGTCAAGGTGTGGGAAGGCGAGCGGGGCCGGCAGCACGAGTCCAGCGAGTCTGGTCGCGACCGCCATCACGAGAGCTACGAGGCCGAACGCGGCAGGCAGCACGAGGCTAGTGAAGCCAAGGCAGGCCGCGAGCACGAAGCATCTGAGGCCGGCAAGCAGCGCAAGCATGAAGCCACAGAAGCACAGCATCAGCGCGGACACGAGAGCCGCGAGTCGAGTCGCGACCGGGGCCATCAGGCCAAAGAGTCGCGGCACCAACGGGGCCATGAGTCGCGGCAGAACTCTGCCGACCGAAACTCAAAGCCCTAACTAGTTTCCCTTTCGCCTCACCCGCGGCGTCGTTGCGGGGATTAATCGCTGACCGGGGCGGTCCCGGGCTTATTCGCGGAGCTACGCGTAAATGGCAGTCAAAACGGTAACGAACGCTAACCTTTCAGAGTACGTCGCAGAGCAGAAGGCTAAGGGGTCGCAGATTGCGACCGGTGAGCAGGTAGCCGCAGTCGAGGCCAAATTGGCCCCAGACGGGAAACCCGCCACTGGAGTCGTCGGGAGCGGGGCTGAAACCCTGGCACCCGAGATTCCCCCGGCTGATGCAAAGCCGTCAGCGCAAGTCAAAGCCGAGAAGGAGAAATCCGACGAAGGCAAAGACAACCCCTTCAAAGAGCGCATCAAAGAACTCACCGACCGCAACAAGGAGTTGGATGAGTTCGGACAGGGCGAATATGAGGGGCGCATCCAGGCGCAGAAACGGATTAGCGAGCTCGAGGCCGAACTGAAGCGGCTCACACCAGAGAAGCCGCCTGAAGAGTTAAAAGCACCCGATCCCAAAGCCTTCACGAGTCAGGCTGAGTACGACAAAGCGGTTGAGGCTTATCAAGACGCGATCATCGACAGGCGCGTTGAGAAAAAGCTGGCATACGCCAGAGAGCAAGAGCGGCAAGTCAAGCTGCAAGAGCTACTTGATGCTCGGGCTCAAGAGGCTGGCAAAGACATTCCAGACTTCTGGGATGTCGTTAAGCGTGGGCCTTCCGCGCCCGTACCGCCGCCGCATATTCAGGCTGTTCTGCAGGAATGGGAAACCGGGGTAAAGATCGCTTATCACCTCGTCAAACATCAGGACGAGGCCAAGAAGATCTATGCGATGACTCCAGGGCGCGCCATCGAGGCGTTGATCCCGCTTGCCCAAAAGTACGCGAAGGCGGCGCAGGCTGAGACTAAAGAACAGCCGGCCCCGCCAGCAGCCCCAGTAACCACCCGCGCCCCTGCGCCGATGACGCCGATCAAGTCCACGCCCGAGACGGTCCCCACGGACCTCTCGGGACCGATGGGCTTTGCCGACTATCGCGCGCGCCGTCTACAGCAGATCCGCCAGAGACGGGCAGACGGGCGCAAGTAAGGAGTTTTCTAAGTGAGCAATAACCTTCTCACTATCAGCCAGATTACGAACGAAGGGCTGATGGTGCTGGAGAACGACCTTTGCTTTGCTGACCACGTAAACCGGCAGTATGCCGACCAGTTTGCGCTGTCAGGTGCAAAGATCGGTTACACCGTAAACGTTCGTAAGCCCCCGCGGTACATCGGTACAACGGGCCCAGCGTTGAACGTGGAAGATACCAACGAGACGTATATTCCCGTCACGCTAACCACTCAGTTCCACGTGGACGTTCAGTTCACGACCGCAGACCTCGCGACCTCGGTTGACTTGTTCAAAGAGCGGGTAATCAATCCCGCTGTTGCCACGGTGGCAAACAAGATCGACCGTGACGGCGCGGTGTATGCGTATCAGAACATCCCCAATGCTGTCGGCACTCCCGGCACGCCCCCGGCGTCGTTCCTGAGCTTTACGCTCGCTGGCGCGATTCTGGACGGCGAAGCGGCCCCGCGTGATGGCACGCGAGTCGTGATCCTCGACCCGTTCAGCATGGCCTATGCGCAGGACTCGGTTAAGGGCCTTTTCAATCCTCAGGCGAAAGTGTCTGAGATGAACGAGAAGGGCCTGGTTGCCAAGAACTTCGCGGGCTTTGACTGGTATATGGACCAGAACGTTGTGTCCTATACGGTCGGTGCGCAGGGTGGCACACCCACTCTGAGCAACAACACAAGCTCCGCGTGGCTTTCGACTGGTTGGGCGGC